TCTACAAGTTGTTTCGCCATCTGTGCATAAATTCTACTCTCCAAGTTTCTAATAAACTTTGCAAGTGTAGTGTTATCTGCCTCACGTTCTGCAGCTTTACGTGCTGCCTCCAAAGCATCCTCTATTGTTTTCTTACGAGAATGCTCTTGGTTCTCAATCGTGAGATAATGAGAACCAGTACCTATCCCACTAAAGGATGGGTTTTTAAACTTGTGTACTATCTCAGTTGCATTTGCATTCATTGACAAAAGAAGTGTAAAAAACACTCCTATGACAATTCCAAGCACAAACTGCATGAATAAATCTTTTCCTGTCCAAATTTGTGGGCCCATTTGTGATTTCAATAGTTTCCAATCTCTATCATTCATGTGTGTTTTCCCTCTGTTTATATTCCTTGAGTAATTCATCTTCCTTCGCCTCTTCAATCAATTCATCACGTTTTCTGTACTCAAGAACCACGTTCACTTTTTGTTGCAATCTAATCATGTCCTGATCAAGCATACGAGTTTGGTCAATAACACGTATCAACGCCATATGCATTTTCTCAATTTCAGGTTCTATTTGATTAGAAATGAAACTCCATATAAAGTATATGAAGTATCCCATACCGACACTCATAACAACTGGAAATCCGTAGTCCTTGACTACTTGTGCGATTTCAGTAAAATCCATTGTCTTTGTGTCCTCTCCGCTAGTCTCTCCTCACATCCAGTTTACCGTCTTCGATAAAGTTTTCTGCACGAGAGATTCTTTCGATGTCAGGTCTCAAGTCTAGTGCGCTTGATACTAACAAATCAATTTTTATCATTTCATTTGACATAGTTCTTGCTCTATTCTCTAATGAAGAACAGAACATTGTTAGGGTTTTAATGTTATCCACTATACCCTCAAGAATCTGTTTTAGAACGATGAAGATAAAAACACCCATCACTATCGCACCTGCGATTGGTGTTCCGACATCGCCTATAAATTCAAAGAAATCCATACACTTATTTATGGAAATGAACTAGTTGTGAACCTAAATAATTGTACGTTCATTTATACTTTATCTGAAGTATAGACGGAAGTAGTCATAAGACGAAGGAACGCATTGTTACGTTCATCTAGTAATAGACGGAAGTAGGCAATGGTGCTGAAGGAACGCAATCTTTTCGGAGATTGACATGACTAAATATCAAACTTTGCTCTTTTTGAGAGCAGTCAAAAAATCTCTTAGGGAAAAACACCTTACATCTAGTATCAAGAACACTGTAAGGGAAAATAAGAAAATAGAATTACCTCATTATATCAGAAAGAATCCTTTCTATCCTTAAGATAAAAAAAGGGGTCGTAAGACCCCTTCTAACAATTGTTATTATTGTTTGTACTTATTTTAACTGTGTGTGGATTTCGTTAATCACTGCAGCCTTAGTACCTGACTTCTTCACTTTAAGATTTCTCTTTTCAGCATATTCAATCAGTTGGTTTTTGGTTAACTTCTTAAGCTCTGCTTTAGAAGTGACACCATTACCATTTGCATCTGCTACTGGAGCAGGTGCAGGTGCAGGACTGGAAGTTGAAGAAGAAGTGTTACCACCTTTTCTCTTTTCCAAAACGAAAAATGCGACACCTAATACAACTAGTGCTATCACAAAAATTTCCATAATTTACTCCTACTAATATATTAGTTATTTATCCAATAATGGATTTTTGTCCTTTGCCTTACCAATTGCAAGAGCAAGAACTTCCAAGTATTTATACACTTTTGCCCATACTTTATCATCGTGTGGGGTAGGTGTAAGTGCTACTATAACACTACAAATTGAGATTATCACAGGGACAATCATCAATAGGTTCCAAATTCCCATAACAAAGTCTATAATTCCTGAGAACATAGCTTTCCTCCGTTAGTTTATTTAACGTAGTATTTAGGTATTTGAACTACCAATTGAGTATTTAGTTGTCAATTTCCACTCTGATTTTTCCTTAAAAGGAATCACCTTAATTTGAGATAGAGGAGCCTTAGGTTCCTCAATTTTGGAAGTGTCAACAACACTCAATAAGTTCCATTGTTTTAATAAATCAATAATGGTGTTACGTCTTGCAACATCCGATTCATCAAAGTTAGTTGGTTTCCCATCTAATCTAAACAATTCTTTGAAATGTACGATATAGTATTTACCTCTTTTGTGAAGTATATGACATGACTGAAATAATTCTTGTTCTTTTCGTGAAGCAACACCAATACGTGAAAGTGTTTCACGTATCTTTAAGAAATCGTCTTTTTGAGGGAATGTGACCTCTACTAGGTCTTTTGTTATATATTCTAATTCATCCATTTGTACCACCAATGTTCATTCTGTTTTTCAACTCACGTAGTTGTTTATCAGACAGAAGTTTGACATATTCTTGTGCTTCTTTAGTTGATATCTGATAATACTCTTTTACGACATCGAGTTTTTTACTAATGTGGGGTTTCTCCCATTTAGAAAACCTTTGTCTTTTCCTAAGAGTATTTAGGAAAAAGAGGTACTGAAGACGGTTGTCGAGACCGTGCTTAAGGTTCATTTCATTAGTAAACAGAATCGCATCTTGGTGGTAAGATAGTGATTTGTTTGCAAGATATGGTTGGTATGACTTCTCATCAATCTCATCCACCATGATATCTTTTTTGGTAGACGAGACTGATTTAACAAAATCAAATGGATTGGTTTTAGTCATTACCTAAGAATGGATTGTGTAACAGAGGGTGAAACTTGTCTAACATAGTTATCTATAAGAGCATCACCTTTAAGTTGTTCACCAAAGTATCTGAGAACTTTACCATCCTGTTCTCTTTTGATAAGACCATTGTTGTATGAAGTGTCAGTTACTTTTTTGTTGTTTGTAGTGTCTTCAGGTTTATCATCATACCACATACTGCTCATTGAATGTATGTGGATATCTTTAATACCCTCTGCCCATTTCTCTGCTTCCAACAAAAGTCTTTGTCTCTCTACTTTATCTTTATATTGTCCCATTATGATAAAAAATCCTCCAAAGTTATAGTATCCATTATATCACAGGATACAGGGTTTAGTACACCCTCTTTTTTAAATACAAGTATGAACTCATGTATTTTACTTGTATAACGATTGGCTGCAACCTTTCCTAGTTGAAGGGATGCAAAGGGTGACTGGTTCTCCATAATTACAGTGTCATGATGTTTTAGTTTTTGATTTTGCATGATAGTAATGAGGTCAGAGTGGAAAGACCTGTATATACCTTTCTCTCTCCAATCACCTACAACCCATACACAAAATGCACCTTCTTTCATCACTCTGTGACAGTTTTCTGCACATAACTCTATCTGAGTTAGGAAATCCCCATAACTTCCTATGTCTGATAATTGGGAATCGACAGATTCATATTTTTCTAATTGATGATAAGGTGGGCAAGTGAACACTAAGTCTGCAGTTTCTGATTCAGTCTTCTCCATGACACATCCATTTCCAACATGGATGATTCCATTTAAGTTATCTTCAGTTAAAACTTTGTTAGATTCATCTACGGTTCTTTGAACGACATCGTATCCTTCATAAGTTCTACCTAGACTTGAAGTTACATATGCACGTGTTAGTCTTCCTGCAAATGGGTCGACAACTTTTGCACCCTTCATTGACCAATAGTGAATAATGTTTTCTGCCATACCAGCATGAAATTCACTAAACTTTAATCCTGCAAGATACTCAATGTCTTCCCCTCTTCTATATTCGACATTGTCTAGATAGGCACGACTCCACATCTTTTTAGACGACTTAGTTGGTTTTATAACTGATACAGGGTTCCAACCAAATTGGTCTAATACCTTTTTATTTGGGTCAAAAGGAAGTAATTGTTTATACTCCTTTTCCCTCATGTATTATCTCCGTCTGTAGTTTTGACTTGATGTTTCATGAACAGTTTATTTGCTTGTCTTTGAAGAGACTTTTCGATTTGTCTATCCAACCACTTAAAAAACCATTGTCTTAATTTACCCATTATAATTCTAATGGATTAGCATAAGCTGCACCAACCCAAAATCCAATGACGAACCAACAAAAAATCATGGTTAAAACTCTTAGTCTATTAATTTTCATTTAAATTTACACTCCGACATTATTTCAGTGAGACATGCAACAAAGTTAATCTCACTATCCATTGCAAATGCAGACTTGTATTGATAGTCTGCGATTAACAAGACTGCAGCAGGAATCGAAGTTGGTTCTAACCTCACCTCAAGTGTATTGAATAGTTTTCTATACAGAGTGTTGAAGTCGTTGTCAGAGTTCTGACCAACCCACTTTCTCATTCCACCCCAGTTTTTGTCTTGTAGCATATCAATCAATGGTGTGAGTTTCTCTTCATTAAGTGTAGAGAGAAGACCACTATCGATTTCACCACCGACACCATATCGTTGTACTTCGTTCAGACAACGTCTGAAGTCAGGGAAGAACTTAACAATAAGTTCAACCAACACTTTAGTGTCGTACTTGATGTTCTCTGCATCACAGATATCACATAGTCTTTTATGAAAGATACCAGCAAGTTTCTGTTTGTCAGTTGGTGTTAGTGAAAAATCTATAACAGTTGTTCTTGAATGTAGTGGCGGAATAATCCTGTTCTTATAGTTACAGGTGAAAATGAATCTACAGTTAGAAGAGAACTCTTCGATGAAGTTTCTCAATGCAGGTTGAACTGACTCTGCAGAAATGTAATCTGCCTCATCAAGTATAACAACCTTTGCACCACCACTAAGTGACACTGTAGATGCAAAGTTTTTGATTTTGGTTCTGAGTGTATCAATCAATCTTCCTTCATCCGAACCATTGATGACAATGAAGTCTGCACCCATTTCATTACAGAGTGCTTTTGCAACTGTGGTCTTACCGATACCTGCAGAACCACATAACATGAGATTTGGAATCTCACCGTTTTTTACAAATTCTTGGAAAGTTTTTTTGAGTCTTGCAGGAAGTATCGTGTCCTCAATGGTTTGAGGACGATACCTTTCTACATAAAGAAATTCTTCTTTCATAGGTGTGAACTCCCCACCGAGTTCACAGTGCCTTCCACCCTTGAAGGATGATGAGATTGGAAAGCTCCCGTGAGATTTGCAGAGACTGGCACAATCCTCACATCAATATATAGGTCAAACATTGTATTTTGAATCAGGTTCCAGTGCAATAAAATACTCTAAGTCTACATCTTTGTTCTTGAAGTTTGAAATACCCTTCGAAGAAACAAATACTTCGTAGTTCCCATCTAGAACTTTCAAGTTCTCAATCTTGAAGTTCATTGAATACTTAACACCTGTAGTGTTCTCTCCTACAGTTCTTGAGAATGTATTAGAGGTAGCATTCTTTTTATCCTTTACAGTAAGTGTAATCTTAGTACCATCTGATTCAAGTACCAAGTCATTCACACCCAATACACTTGATGCTTTCTGCAACTCAGAAAGAAGTGTAGATGATAAATCAATTTTGATTTCTGCATCAGGCATTGTCACCATTTTCTCAGGTGAGTTTACCATTCCCTCACTTGCATAGAAGTAAGACATGGTTGTATTCGTGTCTGCAATCGTCAGACTTGCATCACCAAAGTTAAACTCAGGGTCTTCCAATAAGGAAGTTGCACCTAAGAACTCAGGTAGATTGTAGATTGAAAAATCCTTAGGAAAGGATTCATTCACAGTTGCAACTGCAAGAATATTTTTCATATTTGAAATAGTCTTCAGTTGGTTTCCAGTTCCAACTTTAATACCACTGTTAATGGTAGCAAAGTTTTTGAGGATGCTCCTCGTATTATCACTAATTTTCATCATTTTTGATTAGTCTCCTTATCATGCACATATAACATAAACAAAGCATAGTGCAACACTTTAAGGATGTCTGCCCTATTCTTCCCATCTTTTTTTCCGTATCGTTGTGCATATTTTAATATATTTCCGATACAAAAACCTTCACCATGTCCACTGTCAATAATAAATTCAGTGGATTGGTATTTGTTCAAACTGTAATGTTGGTCATACGTTTTGTCGATGTACTGGGCAAACTCCTTTAGGAGTTCACCCTCATTGTACTTGTAGTTAATCTTTTTACCAAACATTGACACCATTATACCTCTTCAGTACCTGATTCGTCAATGGGGTTTTCAGAATTATCTTCATCAGTCAAACTGACCCCTGCATCAATCTTAGTGTAGAGGTCAAGAACTGCATTCCTAGTTTCTTCATCGAACCTAGAGATACACATTTGAATGGACTTGAGTTTGTCACCAAACATTCTGTAGGCATTCACGATGTGAACCAACCTTCTAGTAGTGATGACATCATCAATTGCACCTTCGTAGAAGGTCTTTCTGATAACGTCTGCCCAGTCGACAAGTTTCTCAACGAATTCTTGGTCAACCGAACCAGTCAATTCCATTTCCTTTGCAAGGATTTTTCTCTCAGTGGTCACTGGAGGATATTCCTGTTGCATAGTGATTGCAAATCTTTCTAACATTGCCTCGTTCATGATTTGAGTTCCAATGAACTTTCCATCTTCAGAACCTTGTCCTTTAGTGTTTGCAGTTGCAAGAATCGTGAAACCTTCTGCAGGTGTCACCCACTCACCAGTTTTCTTGATAAGGTATCCTTTACCTTCAAGAACTGATTGCAGACACATCATCTTGTTAGAACCCAAGTCAACTTCGTCAAGAAGAAGGACAGCACCTTTCCTCATTGCCTTGATGACAGGGCCTTCTCTGAAGACAATGTTACCATTGACTAGAGTGTGTCCACCCATCAAATCATCTTCATCGGTTTCGATGGTGATGTTGACTCTGAAGAGTTCTCTCTTCAGTTTTGCACACACTTGTTCAATCATTAATGTTTTACCATTACCTGAAAGACCAGTCACAAATACTGGAAAGAAGATTTTGGACTTGATGATGTTCTCAACATCTTTAAAGTGTCCAAAAGGAACGTAGTTCGACATCTTCTCAGGAATGATTTTAAAGTTGTCAGAATTGACAGACTCAGTTGCAGCAGCAACTGGCATGTTAGACACTTGTTGTGTCGGCATGACTGTCACCTGAGGTGCAGGAGTTGGAGTTTTCATTTCAACAACCTTAGCAGTGGAACCACCACCCAAAATAGGTTGGAGATTAAACACCGAACCTTGTTTAAAGTTATACCTAGTATGTTTCACCCAGTAGGGGAAATGTCCTAGATTCTCGAAATCCTCTTTAGTAAAAGAGGTTTGATTTGGATACTTCTTCTGAAGTGAGTCCAAAAATTCCTTCCTGTCAGGGGTAAAGTGGAAGGGTTTGCCGTCAATCGAAATTGACTCTGACCTGTCATATGATCTTTTATTCATGTAGTCTCCTTATTCATCATCAGTTTATATTATATAAAAAAGTGAGGGGCTTTGTCAACCCTATTATTCTATAATCCTTAAAATTCTAGTCACATCCTTTTCAATAGAAACCATTTTGCCTTCCTTCTTAGACCAAGTTTCCATTGCACCGTTGTTCACCCAAAATCTGAATGCCTTACACTCAACACCTTCTGTGGCACATAAATCTTTCCTCTCACATTCAAACTTCATGCAGGGTGAAGGCCCGACCTCCATAATTGCATCAGCAAGTTTAGACATTGGACTAGTGTTCATACTACCCCAATAGAATTGTTCATCAATTTTCAATGGTTCCATTATGCTATCTCCTTAATAAATTCATTAGTTAGAAATCTAGAAGTAGTTTTAGATTTCTGATTTTTCTTGAATGCAGCCAAGATTCTAACCTTCTTTGCATCGACAAGTTCTTCATCAAGTTCATCAGTTCCATCGACTCTCAATGCATTCGATGAAGTGATGAACAATTTGTTATATCCATGGACTGAGTAAACCTTACCAGTCTTTCTGATTTCTGCCCAATCTTGGTCATGATACATTCCAGTTGCCTCATAAAGGACATTCATTGCTTCGTGTTTCTTTCCAACAACAAAGTAACCAGTGACTATGACACCTGTAGTGTCAGCAATCCAGTTGAGAATGTTCTGAGTTCTTTTGAACTCGTGTCTATCCCAACCCTTTTCAGTGGTGAAAGTGTAAACCTTTTTAGTGAAAGGGTCAATCAATTCTCTAGACTGAGTCACACCACCTCTGTAGATGTACTCATTGTCTTGTTCAATTGACTTCCATTGTTTATCCCAGTCATCATTTTCAGAAACTGATTTATCATACAAGTCACCATTGTGAGAGAAACCGTCAGTGATGACAGTGAGAATAGATTTCTCAATACCATACTTCTTATTGAACTCAGGAAGTAACACTCTCATGTATCCTAGTGTCTCATCTAGTGGTGTACCACCTAAATTATAACCACTTGGAACAGAACCAGGCATGTAAAGGTAACCACCAAAGTGTTCATCAACAGGTGAGAACCATTCGTTGTATGCTTTTTCTGCTTTCTCAAAATTTCTCCATGAGAAACTTCTTAAAAAGTGTTCATTGTAGATACATCCGATATACTTACATGCAAGTTTGTGGTCTCTGTTTGATTGTTCATTAGACAACAACTCAATCAGTTTAGCATCCCTGTTACCGATATAATCTCTTCCATAAGAGTCTGAGAACAGATAAACCCTGTAAGGGATTTGAACTTTTCTACAGAACTCTGCAAGAATTAGAGACTGTTCTAACAAGTCCTTCACTTCATTAGAAATAGAACCTGACCAATCTAACATTACGTTTAGACCATGGTTCTTACCTTCAGGAAGGTAGACTGCTCTTTTGAAAACATCATCAACAATCTGATACTTGGCAAGTCTATTCATATCCAACTTACCAGTCTTACCAGTGAATGCATGTTTACTTCTTTGTGCAGTCTGTCTCATGTCAAATTCTTTTGCCATGTGAGAGACAATCTTCCTAGACTTTTGTTCTAGTTTCTTTGCAGTGTGTTCACCCATCAATTCTGCTTTAGGTGTATCTTTCTTTGAAAGATATTCAGTCCAGTCTTTTTTAACCTGAGACCATGACACTAACATGTCTTCAGTAGTCAATTCTTTGATAGGAGGAGTGAACTGAGTTTTGATAATGTTTGCATCAGAAAGATATTGGTCTTCGTTGTTGTGTGCATTGTGTTCAGTAATTGACTCCCTTGCACCGTTTTCATCATCGTAAGAACCACCACCGTTTCTACCAATAACTTTAGTACCAGTATCTTTAGTGTCATCATCTTCTTCAGGTTCTTCAGAAGAGATTGCATCAGCAGGTTTCTCACCCTCTTCTGATTCTAAATCAGGAAGAGTGTCTTCAGACCCACCTTCATCACCTTGACCATCTTCGTCTTCGTATTCACCTTCGTCTTCACCGAAGTCATCAAAGTCTTCATCTTCAAAGTCTGACTCTTCATACTGATAAGATGTTGGAACAATTGACTCATCATTCTCATCCCTAGTCTCATTCTCTTTAGACCAGTCGTAAATTGCTTGAGCACAAACCACAACATCATCCCAAGTCTTACATGCATATGCCATGTCAAGGAATGTTTCTTCTTCATCAGTCAGTTTGATGTTGACCCTAGAACCAACTTTAGTAATCAAGTTGATTTTGTCAAT